CCCCACGTAATCTCGCACGTGGTTGCGATCTCATAACCAGCAACATTCAACATCCGTTTTCATTCTATCATCGTGCTCCATCAAATAGCTATCACTACGTGCGTACTCATATCATCCTCCCAGATTACCGATGAGCACTCTCTTCTCTTGGAGTCGTGGCGTTAAGCGCAGTGCATCTGAGGCTGGCCTGGATTATGAGTTAGTGTATACTCCTGGGGGATCAGTTGTTGGTTCGGAGTCGTCCGGATCCGCTGCGACCAGGCGCCGTAATGTTCGCAGAAGGACAACCGCCAGTGGCAACCGGGCGGACATGGTTGCCCAGCTACAAACAGAATTCAATTTCATAAAGGTGGTTGCTTCCGAGCGCAAGCAGCGCAACATCAACATGGAGCCGAAGTTCAGCAAGATGGATCCATTATTTGAGGAGTTCCTCAACACTTCAGAGATTAAGCTGGAGGGCCTATCCGATCCACGTAATCAGTGCTTCTGCCAACCGTGTGATAAGGCTCAGATGGACCATTTGAAGTTCTTCGACAGACAGGAACGGAGATTGAACCCAAAATTCACGGAGGCTTACGAGCGTGCAAAGCAGATTGTGCGCATCATTATCGATAAGGGCGATAGACTTGAGTTCCCGCATCTTGAGGATCTCAAGGAGGTCCCCTTTAAGCCGAGTAAGTATCCTGGATTTGAGTACGCGCAGCAAGGGTTTAAGACGAGGGAGGAGGCGGATGCGGTGGCGCAGGTTGATGCAGAGGCGGCATGGGTGGAGCTTACTGAGGGGACAAGGGTTGCGCCCCATCATGTTAGGTTGGGTGGTAGAGGAAAGGTTGTTAAGAAGACGATGGAGGAGGCGAGGAAGGAGAATCTAGCGAAGGGAAGGCTCATCCTCATGTTGTCACAGAGGGATTTGAAGCTGTTGGGGGTTACGGAGAAGCTGCTAACGGAGTACTGCAAGGATGATGTCTGTCCAATTCATGTTGGCAAGTCCTGGTTCTTCAACGGCAGCAACTCCTTTTGTGAGGAGCTGAAGGCGTATGATAAGTTCTTTTGCTTTGACGCCGAAAAGTTCGACAGCAATCTCGATCCTTATATGGTCAATGATGCTGTTGATATTTTGAGGGGCTTGTTTGTGGATGGTGTGGGTGAGAGGTACGATGCATATTGGGAGTTCGTGATGGAGTCACTATTGCGCGCGCCAATCGTCAGGGATGATGGCATTGTGTTCTGGAAAGATGTGGGCACTACAAGCGGGCATTCCCACAACTCTCTTGTGCAGAGTATATGCACTCTCCTAATTGGCTACACCGCACTAGTGTGGTACAATCCACATCTATCCAACGCGGTTATATATGAGAATTCCGTCCTCAAGTCATTGGGCGATGATAATCTCAAGGCCACACGAGCCCCGCTCATAACCCTGACGGTGGAGGATTACGCAGCGGTTGTATTCGAGGCATTTGGCATCAATTGGGCGGGTGATAAAAGCTTTGCAACAACTCGTGTTATTGATGTTGATGAGTATGGTCCTGTTCCGCGCGAGGGCGGTTCTTTTCAGGGGGTTCAGTTTCTTGGGAAATATTTCATTCTCAAGCAGCTTGAGGGGGATGAGACGGGCCAGAAGTTTGTACTGCCGTATAGACCAATGAGCGAGACTGTGGCGCGACTTGCCTACCCTGAGCGGGAGCCACGTGAGAAGGCCTTGGAACGTTACACACTTGGTCAGCTTACGTACATGCGTGCGGTTGGCAACTACCTGGACGCCGCTGGTAACCCCTCAACCAGGCGCTTCATGGATGGCTTCCTGAATTTTCTTGAGGGGAAGAGGCATAAGATGGATTGTTTATGGGATGACAAAACGGGCAGCAAAATGTTTGGTGCTGGGCACACGGATGAGGAGAGGCGTATAGAGTTGAGGAGGTTTAGCTATGATGAGTGGTTAGACTTGGTGTTATGTGAAAAGGAGATTGCGAGTAATAACTATGGGGGTAAATCTTGGTTTAGATAGTTCATCGTTTGTTGCATTCCACATTTGTCTGTAGTAGGGGCGCGTGCATGCCTAGGGAAAGAGAAACCGCCACGCGTCACAACACG